AATGGAAGCATTCATCACACCCATCAGGGAAGAACAACAGCGACTCATCAAGAACAAGCACAAGAAGTGGAATCCACGACTGGTATTCACTCTCGGAAACCATGAACAAAGAATTGAACGCGCTATTGAAACCGATCCAAAATTAGATGGTTTGATTGGGTATCATGATTTTAAACTTGATGAATTTGGGTTTGAGGTTTACGATTTCTTAGAGGTAGCAGTCATCGACGGTATAGCCTACTCACATTACTTCACCAGTGGGGTGATGGGCAGACCAGTATCAAGTGCTAGGAATATGCTATCCAAGAAGATGATGTCATGTGTAATGGGGCATGTACAGGATAGGGATATTGCCTACGCTCGCAGGGCAGACGGTAAGAATATCTTAGGCTTGTTCTCAGGCATTTACTATCAGCATGATGAAGATTATCTGAGCGCGCAGACCAATGGCTCTTGGAAGGGTATCTGGCTGTTAAATGAAGTGGAAGACGGTTCGTGTGACGAATTACCAGTATCAATGAATTTTTTGAGAGGTAAGTATGCAGGCAAGTGAGAAGGATTGGCTAGGTTTGCAGAAAAAGCACCCTGCATTAGTGGCTGATGATGTAAACAGCCCTGAGCATTACGCTAGTGGCAGGGTAGAATGTATTGACGCCATTGAATCGAGCATGAATCCAGAATCATTCGCCGGGTATTGTAAGGGGAATTGTATAAAGTATTTATGGCGTTATCTTGATAAAGGTGGGGTTCAATCCTTAGAGAAGTGCCAATGGTATCTAAATAGGTTATTGGAAGCAGAAAAAACGCGCCTATAGTCCATTTTAAGCGCGTTTAAGGGGTTAAGGTATACCAACCTACAGGGCTAGTCGTCAATCTCGATATAAGCACCTGTACGGCTCTTTTTAAATACTCGAATAACCCCGGTCGATTCGCTTTCAACTTGGATTAGATTAAAAGCATTTTTCCAAGTCCAAGTATTTAACTCGTGTACGTCATTCAATACTGCTTTATGGGATAGGCTCCCATCATCATTTAATTTATGCGCTATCATTTTGTCACCTCGTCAATTATTTGTGATACATATATTTCATCGTGTTCATCAGCTATTAAAATATCTTTAAACTTGTTTGCCTGTTCAAGGGTTGGAAAGCGGAGCGCGTGTTGCCCCGCATCAGTAAACCAAACTACAACGTATTTCATAGCACTGCCCTCACTATTTGAATTGCTAGGCATGTATACAAGCCTAGTCCAGTCACTAGCCATAGATGCGCTCTAATGGATTTCCTCGCTTGTCTGCGCTCCCAATCCTTAATTGCAAGATAGCGAGTCGCGTTACATTTTCTATCGTATACAGTCATTTTATTTTTCCTCTAGTTTATAGTGGTGCGTATCAAAATCTACAGTTTTAAAAAACTTGTCTGCTAAAAATCTGGTTTCAAAAGTTCCGAGTATTTTGCCTGTATCGGTTTCTACAATATGATATAAATAATCGTTTGTTTTTTTAGCGTATAAACTTTTATCAGCTTGTCCCATATCCATTTTATTTTTCCTCTAGTTTATAAATTCTATGGTTAAATCCAGATTTTTTGCCGATGCTTACTGCTTCCTCGTAGGTATCAGCGAACTTGTGATAATCAAAAACATAAAAATAAATCGCGTACATTGTCATTCCTCTAGTCAAATAAAGCGTCGCAGTTGTAATCTGCTTCTAGTTGGTCGTAAATGTGATAAGGGCAATCTGTCCAAGTGTCATTCTTAACAATCCAACCCAAATCAAGTATTACAGGTATTAACTCTTTTATTTCGATATATGTATTCATTTTATTTCCTCTAAGTGTAATTAATCCAATAAAGCCCACTGGTTAGAATGGGCTTGATGAATTAACTAGCTTGATTATATGCTTTATTTAGTGCGCGCTGTTTATCTAGGCAATCGTCATAGTTATCAAAGAAAAACTCCTCACCAGTATCAAAACAGGTTGCTAAGTATTCAACATCATCACCGAGTAGTGAGCAGATGCTGATGCCATTTTCTAGCGCAATGTAAACATAACCACTATTATCATTGAATCCTACAGAATCAACATCTATAAAATAGCTTCCTAGTAATTCGCTAACAGCTTTAAAACAGTTAGCTAGTCCCACAGTCTCGCAATATCTAAAGTTATCAAAGTTTGAAATTTCCATTGTGTATATCCTCTAGTTAAGTTAAATAATTATAATAAAGCCCACCATTCTAGATGGGCTCGATATAATTACTTGTTTAGTGAAACTCTTGCCTGTATTAGTTTGTCGTTAATGTATTGCTCTTGGTCTGGGAATATTCTAACCAGTGTTTTTTTGATTTGGTTAAATTCGCATAAATATCCCCAAGACATTTCTTGGTAGTTTCTCGCATCTTTTTTGTTGCTAGTATCGTCTGCCCATCTACCATAACGATTATATTTGAATACTAATTCTTTATAGTCTGCTATGTTTGCTTGGATTGCGCTATCTACTATGTCTTTAATGTTAATCATGTTGTATTTCCTCGTTTGTGTTAGTGATGGTTTGCAGATTGCCAGAACTGTTTGCAGATGTGAAGTGGTAAAAACATCAAATACGATGAAAGGGACTTTATATACGATAAGAGGGGAATATATGCTATAATTGGTTAAAATATGTACAATTATTTATTAACGTAAAATCAAATACTTGGAGATTAATCTAATGGCGACTAGAGGCAGACCAAAAGGCAGTACAAATAAACCATATAGGCGAGTACTCGATGAATACTTACAACGCAAATATAAAGGCGAGTTCAACCCTGTTATCAATGCCATTGAGTCAGCGTTAAAGATTCAGGAGATAGCAGAATCCACTGGCGATATAGCAGACTATAAGGCTAGTGTTGATGCATTCGATCGAGTGAGTAAGTATATCCAACCAACACTAAAAGCAGTTGAGATGAGTGGCGATGCAGGTGTAACAGTATCCCTACAGCGTAAAAGGTTTGATGGTTTGCAAGACGATAATAATGGTGGCGAGGAGTAGCACCCCCCATCCCGAAGGCGCGTCGTGTATGTATATATATGCACCGCTCAAAAAAAAATTGAGGCTATATGAAAGTTACCCCTATCCGCCCCAACATGGATGACCCTACAACGCCCTCAGATGGCTTTACAGGTGATTTGATAATGATTACTATAGAAGAGGGTCAGGTTGAGGTTGCAAGCTCTCTAATCGATGAAAAAACGGTATTCTATATTGACCTTTGTAAACATATAATATTAAGAGATACTTTGGAAGGCATTTATGGTGACGATTGAGACGGATGAATATGTAAGTGACACTGTGTTAGAGTTGATACAATCTTTTGCAGATGCTTTAATAGACAAAGATGAAATGTTGATGAGAGAAATCTTAGACATTGTATATGATAAGATGGCAACAGACTTTGTTGATGAGGAAGATTATGAGTCACTTGAATAAATTAGATAAGGCTACAAGAGATAGGCACTTCCCTGAATCAAATGGTGGTAAGGGTAGTAAGCGTAGAACCGAGACAAATGAGTCTAGGAAGAAATATCAAGAAAACTGGGAAAAGATATTTGGTAAGAAAAAATGAGCCAAATACAATACGATCTATGCCCACAGGGACAAGTTCTCCAAGACTTCTCTGATTGTCGCGCACGTAACTCCTTCATCATGGGACCTTTAGGTTCTGGTAAAACAGTACAATGTATTTTAAAACTACTCGACCTTATCTGTGAACAAGAGCCTGTCTCTGACCCTGAACACAAGAACTACAATAAACGTCTATCACGAGTCATTGCCGCACGTAACACCTATTCTGAACTGTTCTCTACCACAATTAAAGACTGGCTAGAGATACATGGTGAGTTAGGTGACTTCAAACAAGGTAACAAAGAACCCCCTACACACTTCATGAGATTCAACCTAGAAGATGGTACAGAGGTTGAGTGTGATGTCGTATTTATCGCCTTTGACAGACCTGAACACGTTAAGAAAGCTCGTGGTATTCAGACTACTTGGGTATGGTTAAACGAAACGAAAGAGCATTCTAAAGCCGTCTTAGACATGTTAGACCTACGTCATGGTCGTTACCCCTCTCCTAAAGAAGGTGTGCGCCCTACACATCATGGTATGTTAGGTGACTCTAACGCCCCTGATGAAGATCACTGGTATTTTAAACTTGCTGAGATTGAACGCCCGGAAGATTGGTCATTTTTTAGGCAGGCGGGTGGAGTTATCAAAGATGGTGAGGGTTGGGTAATTAATCCTAACGCTGAAAACCTAAAGAACTTGCCTGATGGTTATTATAAGCGTGGTCTAAATGGTAAGACTAACGACTGGATAAAGGTGAATTTAGCTAATGAATACGGTTTTGTATCGAACGGTAAGCCAGTACATCCTATGTACACTGATAGCGTACACTGTCAACACATGGATGAATTTAAACCATCCTTTGATTACCCTATCGTCTTAGGCTTTGACTTTGGTCGTACACCTGCGTGTGCGTTTTTACAACGAACTTCCGTAGGAAGATGGATATGTTTCGATGAGATGGTACTTACTGACTCTGGTGCTGTTGATTTTGCACCTACACTTAAAAGATACATTGAAGAACAATACCCTGACCACAAATTCTCAGGGTGGGGTGATCCTTCTGGCAACAATAAGAACCAATCAAACAGTGATACACCGTTTCAGATAATGCGAGCCGCAGGTATTCCCTGTCAACCTACCCCTACAAATGACCCATTGAAGCGTAGAGCCGCCCTAGAAGTGCCTATGAAAGAGATGTGTATGGATGGTAAGCCTAGATTCATTGTCTTACCTAAAGCCTCTATGATCCGTAAAGGTCTACAAGGTGGGTTCTGCTACAGAAGAGTACAGAAGTCAGGAGAACACTACACTGATGAACCAGATAAGAATGAATACTCTCACCCTGTGGAAGCCTTAGAGTACGCATTACAAGGTGAAGGTGAAGGTAGATCAGCACTACGTGGTACAGGTAAGTTTACTAAACCTGTCAACGCTAAAGTGAACTTCAGTGTGTACTAGAATGTATATTGTATTCACTAATGATAGAGATCATTGGTGGAGTAGATTCTTAAAAAAAGGAATTAGGCACTGTTACATTATAGTTCCTTCTGCTGACCGACTTATAAAGTTTAGCAAATCTACTGAATCTATTGAGTTATTCACAACTGATGCAGAAAAAGGTATAATTGACAACAATTATATTATATGCAGTTTTGTGCCAAAAAAGTGCAAAAGATCGCTTTTCATGCTCAATACCTGTGTAGGACATACCAAGCAGATACTAGGGATAACAAATCCTTTTATACTGACACCATATCAACTATATAAGTATTTGAGGAAATCACATGAAGCGACCGAAGCCACCTCGTAAAACTCCGCAAGAAATCGCTATGGAAAGAAGAACAGAGCGTAGACTTGATGAAGAAATCGGGCAAACTGAAAGCCGTCTGAAAGCACAAGCTCGTGGCACTGTTGGTGCTAGATCACTACTCAAAGGATTTCAGGGAAGAGATGCTGAGCCTATGCGTACACGCTATATCCCTAAAACAGCGCGCCAAAACCCAACAGACGAGTCAGGCAAAAGAAACTATGCTAAATCTATGGCAAGGAGTATGTTTTGAAGCTACCTTCTGAATTAGGCTCTCTCAATGATCTGAAAAAAAGAGAAGCTAATGCGTTTAAAAGATCAACACATTGGCATGATACATTAGAAGATGCCTACGAATATTTCCTTCCTAACAGAAACTTGTTTGAGACAAATGTTGCAGGTCAAAAGAAGATGGACAAAATCTTTGACTCAACTGCTCTTGAAGCTATCCAACAAGGCGCAAGCAAGCTACAGGAAAACATAGCCCCTATTTGGTCTAGATGGGCTACGTTTGAACCATCACTTCGCGTAAAAAAATTACTTCAATCGGGTGAGTTTGATGTGTCAGAAGAAGACATCAGACGCAACCTAGAAGAGCAAGCAGAAGAAGTCTTTGATTACATCAACCGTTCTAACTTCGCTACACAGTTCTATGAGCATGCACTAGACCTATTGATTGGTACTGGTACTCTTAGAATTGATGAGGAAGATAACGATGATATGCCGCTTGTATTTAATGCCATACCGCAGAAAGGTATTGCGTTTGAAGAAGGTCCGCAAGGAAGTGTTGAGACACACTGGCGCAGATTTAAAGTTAAAGCAAAAGACCTACCAAGAAAGTGGGCAGGGTTCAAACCATCACCCACAATGGCTAACTTAATCAAAGATAAGCCTGACACTATGGTAGATGCACACGAAGGTGTTGTTTATCTGCCTAAGTCTAAGACGTATTACGGTTGCCTATGGGTGAACAAAGAAGATCGCGTTTCGTGGATGGAAGACTTCGGGTCATCATCACCGTGGGTTACAGGTCGTTACTCTAAGGTATCAGGTGAAGTTCGTGGTCGTGGTCCTGCTTTACAGGCTCTGCCTGATGTTAAGTCTCTCAACAAGGCTAAAGAGTTTACCCTACAGAAAGCCGCTATCGACCTAGCAGGTATGTACACGGCTACTGATGACGGTGTGACTAACCCCTACAATATTAGTATAAGTCCGGGAGTTGTTATTCCAGTTGGTTCTAACAACAGTGCTAACCCATCATTAAGACGTTTAGATACTGGTGCTAACCTACAGTTGTCACAGTTTGTTATTAATGACCTACAAATGAGCATTAAACGTGCGCTATTCAACGATCTACGTGATCCTACTGGTGCTGTTAGATCAGCTACAGAGGTTGCTATCGAGTCGCGTGAACTAGCAAAACGTATAGGTTCTGCATTCGGTCGCTTGCAAACTGAAGTATTAATCCCTATTATAAAGCGTGTTGTTGCTATATTAACTCGTAGAGGCATCATTCAGCCACTACAGTTAGATGGTAGAGACATTGATATCAAGTTTATGTCACCACTAGCAAGACAGCAGGATAGTGAAGACATTTTGACTGTTCAACAAGCTGTACAGTTTGTGCTACAGAACGCAGGTCCAGACGAAGCTAAGATTGGATTCAAGCTAGAAGACTTTGGTACTTGGGTTGCTAACAAAGCAGGTATGCCTGCCTCACTAGTAAGAACTGAAAGTGAGAAGCAAGCAGTAATACAAGCAGGAGCGCAAGCCGCACAGATGGGCATAGAAGGCGAGAAGCCAATGCAGGGACAAACAACGCTTTGAGTTGGGACAACATAGATAACGCTAAAGTAGAGGCGGAATCTAAATACGCGGAAGAACAGAAGATAAAATCCATTGAATTAGCTAAGGCTTACAGTGGATGTTTTTCTACGCCTGAAGGAAAGCGAGTGCTTGAAGACTTAACATCACGTTTCATATATAACAATGACACTCCCTTTGAATCGCAGAACGTAGACTACGAAGCGGCTTACCATAACGGTGAGTCAGGTGTAGTTAAGTATGTG